ATTTGTGTAAACTTCAATCAAAAACTTATTGTCAAAAATGCTCGTAAAAGAAGTATTCTCGTCATAGTTTTGACTTTCTGCATAAATAACATTAATAACCGGCAGCTCTTCTTTATCTATCGGGCAAGTCCTTTCAAGATAAATATTTGGGGTATCAATCGCAGCCCCTAAGGTAATTTGATTTGCAAATTCAGAAGTCAAAATACGACCTATTGCATCCCTAATTAATTCAAAAGCCTGTGATGGTATTAAGTTATTCAACATATAAACCAAGATTTAAAACAATCGTTCCTAAAGTTTCATCTGCGAAATTTTCTTTGACTATATAAGTTTTTGAAATTCCGTTAGAATCTTCAAAAGAAACCAAAATACCACGTAAAAAAACTTCATTTTTTGCGTTACGATAAGGGAAATTTACAGCAATCAAAGAACTTTCACTTACTGTAATGTGAGCATTCTTAGAATTTACTGTTTGATTTTCTGTGTCAAAACTTAAATGGTGAACTAAAGCCAATCCTTGAATCGTAACTGTCAAATTATCTTTTATGAGTGTAATATCACTCTCAAAACCAAATGACGTTAAAATCATGTTAGCCGTATTTCTCGCCAAATCAAGAATCTTCCCCATCTTTTTTCTTTTCTTTCTTAATGAGCGATATTGCTTTTATTTCGAGTAACTTTTCGATTGACTCAGCTAAAAAAACACTTTCGTCTACAATTTCGCCCATTTTGTAACAAGCACCTTTGATGCCTGTTACAATTTGGTGCTCAATTTTGTACATTATGCAAGAACTGTTAAGCAACTGAAATGGTCAATTGTCAATGGCACTGCAAGCCCGGCAGACTTAATTTCAAATACATGAGCCGAAACTTCCGGTTTGATGTAGTTGTTTAAGATATAAGCTCCTGAATCCATTGTTTGAGCAAACTGAGTATTCTGTAAAATACCACTATCGCTCATTACGCGAGGAACAGCGGCAAAACTCATAAAGCCTTTGAAACTTTCAGCAACAATAACAACTTTTTTAGGGTCAAGATAATATTGTGAATTACCGGATAAGTCTTGATAAGTTTCATTGTACGACCAAACGTTCACGATATATGGTCCAACTGGGATTCGGTTAATAAATACTGCCCCAGTAGTAGCTTGAATTCTTGGCAAGTTATATTCAGTAATATAACGTTGGAATAAACTAAAATTCTTAGAGTATTCAGTTGAGCTAATCAAAGACTGCAAAGCAGCACCACCACAAACCATATTAAATTCCACAGAAGCAGCGCCATCAATCTTTAATTGATCGAGTTGAGTTTGTAAATCTTTAAGAATTGTTGTGCTTGTATCCCACTTATTTGTTAAAGTAACAAGGTGGCTTGATTTTGACTTATAATCAATTGTATCAAGCGTTTTTGTGGTAACAGTTCCAGTTTGGAAAACAGAAGCAGCTTGCAATTCATAAGCACGTTCAATTTTGTTTTTCAATTCTCCGTAATTCTCTGTAATTTCAGCTACAGCATTAGCCAACATTTGAGGTTCAACTTCGGGACCCTGGAATCCGGCAATTTGGTCATAAAGAGCCAAAGATGTATTATTGAAATTCTCAGCATAGTAAGGAGGCAAGAAAACTTTTGAAGTCGAAAGACCAAATTTGTTTTTTTCACCTTCGTTTCCACGCATCACATCGCTCGCAATTCTACGAGTACCACGCATTACTTCAATACTTACGAATTGAGTAGAACTAACTTTTGTTTCAAAAAACGAACGAAAGAAGTTAGTAACCGGTAAACTTTCACGCCAAGCACCTAGGAATGACTGTGTTAAAAGCTGTCTAGCTTGTTGTATAGGTATCATATAATTTTATTGATTGTCGTAACCCGACATTTGTGTTGAACTTATGCCTATCAATGTAGTTTCGGCAGTTATAATCTCACGAATAGCTTTACCAGCTACAACAGTATCCAAAGTGTCAGAACCTTGAAAGATTAATTTTGAATTATCAAAATCACCAGCAACACAATAGTTCACGTTAGTAACGGTAGCTCCAGCAGCAATAGAAAGGTCTTGATTCAAAATACCAACGGCAACTTTACCACCTTCTGTATTTGTTGAATCAAACAAACGAAGATAACCAACCACATTAGCGGTATCAACTGCAATAGCTTGTACTTTTGCAAGAAGAGTTCCGGCAGGAACTACCAAAGTAGATCCGGTAGTATTTTTGAAAGACCCCGTTCTGTATCGGTTTGCACCAAGAAAAATCTTGGTTAAATCATAATTGGTGGTTAACTGGCTTCCAGTATTAGTCACCGTGTTGATGATACTCATTATTTATAAAGTTTTGATTGAATTTCAGCAATTGCTTTTGAGTCACCTTTTTTAGTAGCTTCAATAAGCTGTTTGGTCAAAGCGATTTCTTCTTCCTGAGCAGTTTTTTTACTTGCTTCGGCTTCTGCTGAGGCTTTCGCTGTTGCAGTTGCAGTTTGAGCGGTAGCGGATGCAGCAACTTTTTCAATGCCCATTCCGGCGAGAACTTTTTCAACTGCCATAGCGATAACGTTTGCTTCGGCTTTTGCCTTTTTAGCATTTTTACCACCACCATCGTGATCGGTGTCAGTTACAGGATCAGAGTCATCGTCCCCATCATCGTCTGGGTCTTCTGCTTTCGCCTTTGCTGCCTTAGCTTTTTCTTTTAGCTCTGCCTTGTAAGCCTCTACAGCCTCTTTGCACATTTCTTTAGCTGCTTCCGGATTTTTTTCTTTAAATTCGTCCTTTGTCATTTTTTTATTATTTGTGTTCACGGCTGTAGCCGCCGGGGCTTTGTATAAAGATGCAACTGCCTTGGCAATTGTATTTGAATTTTCTCCATCAATAGGAATAATTTTTGTAACTAAGCCAATTTGCTCAGCCTCCTGAGCCGTCAACCAGCAGTTAATTCGTTCTTTTTTGCTAAACAAATCATCAATAGAGATACCCTTTAACGCTAGTAATTTTTTATCATCGACAATAGCAGTTAAACGAGCTTTTAAATCTGAATTTATTTTTGCTAATTGCGCAAGGTCTTCGGGTGTAAGCGTGTTTTCTTCGTCCTCTACCATTTCAGCCCTGTGAATCATAATTGACGAAACAGATAAAGCCTCTCTTTCATCGAAGGCGCAAAGGATATAACCTCCCATGCTTGCTGCCATGCCATCAACTTTCCCAATAGAATGACACCCTTTAGCCTTAAGTTCATTCATTTTTGCCCACATTCCCCAAGCTGCTTGAACGTCCCCACCGGGACAGTATAAACGAGCAGAATAAACCTGATCTTCTCCAATCCAGTTTAGGTTTTGGATAAAATTAGCGGCTGTCTCTGCCGTGATGGCTGTATATAAAAGAATTTCGTTCATTATACTGATGCTGTTTCTGATATTGTTTCAGTTGGATTTGGATCTGCAAAACCTAAATCTGATGCTTTTTTACGTTCTAAAGCAGATTGATCTATATTTGTTGTCCAGTCCCCCCCGTTCAACTCTTCTGTTACTTGTTCATAGGTTGCTAAAGGCGTTGTTTGGTCTCCTAGTTTAGCCCTAGCGGCTTGTACTTCTTTAAGAGGATCAATGAATGGCATTTTAGCTCCTATAAACCTAGCTCTTTGGTATGCTTCTATAAGCATGTAATCATCTGTATTTTTAGCAACCAAATAACCGGGTGCTTTTATCTTTCCGGTATAAATTTCAATTTCCAACCAATAGTTGTACATTGGTTGATATATTTCAATATCAATTTTATCGCGCTCGAATAAAATTTTGTGTTCCCAATTTTTGTTTGCTCCACGACTTGAAGAAAACGAACTTGTATATTTATTTAACGCTACCTCTGGAGGTATTCCGATACAAGCGCAAAGAATTTCAAAGTTAGTATTGTAGAACTCGTTAAAATAAAGGTCGTTTTTAGAATCTAAACTCTTTAAAGTTGCCCCTATAGGCATATTAAGAGTGGTTTTTCCTGTCGTGTACTTTATGTTAGATGCCGTCTGTTGAAGTAGATTGTTGGTTAACTTCTCAGTTCCGGGATCTAAGCCGTGTCCAGCGGCAGCCTTTAACTTCTGCAATGGGTCTTCCCCTGTAGAAAAATTCTGATGCTCAACAAACCAAGGGATTTTAGCGCGTTCCTCAGCACTCCCAACGGTAGCCTCTTTGTATCGGTCTAATTTCTTCATTGTTTCGAGTACAGCGGATAGCAGAGGCATTCCCCTGTAAGTATCAACCCTATATTCTAATCCAAATACTAAAAAAGCCTGTAAAGTTCCAGTTTGCGTATATGCGGGCACGCGCTCGTACTGCATTGTGTCCAAAAGAACGTGGTAAGCTACTGGCTCGCCATATTTATTTATCTCGACACCATTAGAAATAAAGTTTCCAGTTTCTGGATTAGTATCTATTAATGGTGTTTTGATGTAATATCCGTCAATTACCCGTGCCGAAACAGTCTTATTCTTTTCTTCTGGTCTTCCGTAATCTAAAATAATCAAACAATCACCGCCAACTATAGCCTGTTTTTTAGCTTCGTAAGCTAATTGGTGAAATGTTTTATGTCGTGTGTTAGTAGCTCGTTTGCTATCTAAATGTAAATTAAATCTACTTTCGGTTACTCGGATGAAATCATTATAATTTAACTCCGTATTCGCTAAAACTTCTTTTTCAGGTTCAGACTTAAATTTTAATCCTGTCCCAATAGTCCATAAAAGGAAATTGTGAATAATCAACTGTGCTATTTCACTCTCCGTATATGCCTGCCAACTACGTCCTGCTAGACTCTGAAAGTCCGGTATGTAATTTTTAATCGCGCCCAGCTCACCAGCGTTCTTTTCACCGTTATACGGCTCAGATATGATAATGGGAGCGTTATTATTATAATAAGGGAATCCCATTTGCTTAAAAAGTGCGGTGGCAACCTTTTCAGCCTTACCTTCAGCTTTTCTTGCAAAATAACTCTTTACTCCCATTACCAATATCTCTTAACTAATGTATTTGCGTCACGTAAAATAGTTGCTCGTCCTGTTGCTCTATTGATTAATCGTTCGCGAATAGCCTCATACATGATGATAGACTTCGTTATCTCAGTAATTGAGGTGTAAGTAGTGTTTATCTGACTTTGACCATCGTTAAACTGATACCCTGAAATCTCACCATTGCTTGCAGCATTCAATGAGCACATTTCTAAAGCCTCGATAACAGCCGTTAGTCTGTTAATTCTTGCTTCCACATCGGGAGCAGCACCTATATACGCAGCAGGGTTATCGTAGAACATAAAATTATTTTTGACAAATATATTGCTTTTTGCATTGTCATATAAAAATAAATTTATACATTTGCAACATAAAACGCAAAACGTAAATTTATGGAAGAAGAAAAATTCATTGCAGTAGACGAAAAGACCACATTTGATGGTGTAAAAATTCAGTGTAAATTAATTACTAACGAGAGTGTAAGACCGTGTACAATTTGCTTATTAGCCAAAAAGTGTACAGAAAAGCATTTATTAAGAGGCATGTGTTTTGGCAAATTCAGGAAAGACAAAAAGTGTGTGTATTTTGGGAAGCAGGATAAATACGAACATGACCGTTCATTAAATTAAATTGCGCCATGAACTATACAGTGAAAGAGTATGCGCAAGCTTTCCCGATTTGTAGCGTAGTAAAATCAACCGATACAATACTTCGGATGATAAAGAATAATCAGCTCCCGAGCAATCATATTGTGAAAAACGGAGGTAAACAATATTTTATTGAAGTAATTGAAAAAAAATAAACATTATGGGATTTTTGTTAAGATTAAAACAGCACGTATGCAAACACAAAAGAGTTGAAAGTACTTTTATTGCTAGACCCAAAATAAAGAAACAAAAAGGCTCAGGGAACCCAGTTGTTCTTTACAATGTGTTTCAAGTTTACCGTTGTTATAAATGCAAGGTATTTATGAAAGAAATCAAAGTTAAATCAGATTTAACGGAGAAACAAACTGAACTATTTTACAAAGAAAAAAATATTGATTATTCACGAATCTAATTACTGAATTAGTTCGCAAAATTCCAACCAAGTAATAGTTTTACCGATTGATTTCGAAACTGTCTTAACAAATATATCACGTAAAGCCATATTATAAACCCTACAATTGCCAGCTATAAAAGTTTTATTATCTCGTCTTAGTATTAAAGTTCCATTTGGAACAGTAGCGCAGTAAACCATATCATCATAGTGCATCTCATTAATAAGGGATGCACTTTTTGTATCGTTATTTTTTCTTAGTCCCGCTACTTTTCTTTTATTAAATGAAATATGATACTGCATAGCCATATTTTCAGTCAATCTGTTTATATTACATTTTGGGGGAATAAAGCTTCTCATAGTAGTTTGAAATCCTACTAATACAGCAAGATATTGCATATCATCTGCTAATTGTTTGCTTGTTGTATAATATTTAGTATGTCCATCTTTTTTATTGACATATCCGTCTCCTAATACTGCATATTTCAAAAATTCTTCAATGACTTCCTTACTTTGAATTTTTAACCAGCTAGGAACTTTTTTTGTATAGCAAGTACTACCACAATTTTCAAGTTCTAAATATAACTGCTTTTGAGTTATAACAAAATTATAATTTTCTCTTTCTTCTCTTGATTTACACTCATTAAAATTAAATGGTAATTGTTCGATTATCATTTTCATTTTATCATATTTCTGCCCTTTGTTCTGATTTATTTGAACCCTATGAGTAAAACTACCTCTTTTTTCTTGATAATTTTTAGATCGGCTTCCTTCTGAAATATATAATCCTAAAAATGCAGCCCATATTTTAGATGGTATTCTTTTTTCATCTGCAATTAAATTCCCAAATTTATTTTTTAATTCAGGAATAACATAAAACTCATCTCCTGCTCGATTTATTTCTCCGGTCATTAATAGATTATCTGTTATTTTTAAGTCTTTCGCCAATACGATTTCGGGAGTTTGTGACATCTTACCACTATATTTCCTATGAGCCACCATCCTATGCGTAGGAGTAACAACAATGCTTGTTTTATTCCCTTGAATAGAAATCATATTTCCAGTATATTGTTTGCTTATAATACAGCTTGGAGTTTGAAATTCAATACTACTTGCCTCTAAATTTACAGTCCCTAATTTACAATTTCCTGACAAATCTTTAAATAATACCCACCCATTTTCTGTCATAACTTCAGTATGCTTGTCGAAACAATCCCAAAAGTGATTCTTTGACTGTTGGGTTTTCTTTTCCCACATATATGCTATTTCTATCCCTGTAGCTGAAACGATAGGCTTTCTTTGCTCTCCCTCGTACTGCTCGAAGTATCTATAATCATATTTACCATCCGAAGGACTAGGATAATTCATAAATCCAGCAGGTTGATTATACCCTTTTGAATATTTTAACTTCATAAGTTCGGATAATGTGTCTTTAATTTGATTTGATTGAACCAAATAAAGTCCTACACGTTCCCGTGATTCTTTAAAACAAGGTGTATCTGCTGAGACGTTTCTCTTTTTTTCTTCACTATCACCTTTTAATCCGACAAGATTAATACCCGTAATTTCTAAATCAATGTACTGATAAGCTATTTGTGTGAAATAACCTGTATCAATACCGGCAATAGCTATTCTTAGAATCTCACCATCTTGTGTTATGTACTCTTTTTTGATTATCTTAGTTAGGTCTGTCCAAACTGAATTATCTGAACCGTGAGTGTAGCTTTTAATTTCTCTTTGTTCTTTTGAAATGCCACGCTGAAAAGAACCGATACTTCCGGCATCGATAGAATAAGTACTTCCATTCATTGAATGAGCTAAAACCTCGTAGTCTATACGAGCGTCATCCTCTGTACCGTTCAAATCGCACGCACATGTAAGGAGTATAATCTTTCCGTTACCATCGGTTACCGAAATGTTAGTCGGTATAGTCCCAACTGAATAATCTCTTAAATTACGAGATATTAAAGATGAGTTTATTTCTTTCTTTCGTTCTTCGTAAGTTAAACCCAAAACAAGATTATTGAATACTTGTAATTCTCTTTCTCGAACTTGTCCGCCTTGTGGGAATATCTTTAACCATTGGCGTGCGTGGTGTGTCCAGTCGAAGAATCCGGGTGGAGAGTATAACCCTGATATGTGATAGCTTTTCCAGTCTGGGCGTGAAGGAGTTCCTGTAGGCTTCCAAATACCATTGTTAAGCATTTCTCTTTTGTTCTTCTCGGTGAAAAATTCTTTGCATTCCGGACAAATATAACCAACCGAGTTTTCAATCAAGTTATTATTTGAATCTTTTTCAAATACGACCCCAGCATGCACTTTTTCTTCCCCTTCTATCTTAGCATACCATTCGTACCTAATATAAGAACCACAGCAAGGACATGGCATAAAATAGTATCTTTGGTCTCCCTGATAGAATGCTGGCTCGATAACTGAGGTTTGTTTTATCTCCGGGGTTGAGATAAAACATATTTTCATTTTATCCTTAAAAGAGTTAAAACGCATCATCAAAAGAGATGCAATATCACCCGCTTGTTTTTCTGAACGTGTAGCAGCTTCGAAGTCATCAAAAAAACCGTACTGAAAAGAGTTTTGTTTAACTTTATCAACTGCCTTGATAGACTGAGCCATTAAAGATCCACCAGGGAACTCTTTTAAAGTATCAGTATCACCAGTTTTAAGATTCTTTTTTTTGATTGTGTTTGGTCGGATAAGGTAACGAAGTCCAGAGTTAGCTAACATCTGATCTATTTTTTTTGACATAGCAGTTTTAACCAAAGTTTCATCCGCTGCGGTTAAAATTATGTTTCCGGGATGATTCTTTATGATATACCCTATTCCAGACTCTATAAAGTTTGTTGATTTTCCAATCTGAGCACCTCCCATGATAGTTATTATTCTGGTAGGGTCATCGGGTGAAAGTCTGTTAAGTGGTTCTTTCCAATAAGGAAAACGATCGAGTGATGCTTTTCCGGGGAAAGCTGTAACTTCTGACGTTAAAACTCTATATTTTGCAGCCCACTCTGAAGGAAGTTCAGTTGTTATTTGGGAGTCAAATAGACTTGCAAGTTCATCGAGTTGAGTCATATTACTTAATCAAAGATAAAGAATCAGATATGCTATTTTCGACTGCAAATTTAGCTTCCATTATAGCTCTGCTACTTGCTTCATTAGCTATATCGGTGAGTCTTGAAAGTGTAGTAGTTAATATAGAGTTTTCAACACCTAAAGAATTTAACGTATCTCTTAGTAGTTGGTCAGCCTGCTGAACGAACGCAGATTTGTACCTCATGATTACTTCCTGAGTAAATCTGCCAACAACATCTGTAGAAACTAACTTACCACTTATCTTTTCATTCCTTAATTTTGCAAACTTAGCATCTTCAATTGCTTTTTTAAGCTTAGCCTGCGATAGACTTGCGTATTCGTTTACTTCTTTTTCGGTATTATTTGTGCTCTCTTTTAATATTGGCTCGCTTGTGACTGTTCCGTCTTCCGATTGTGTAATTTTACGTTGAGAAAGAAAAAAAACGTTTGTTTCGTTTTCATCATCAATTATGCCATTTTGTATAAACAGCTTCCCTCTTTTGCCCCAAGTGTTTATATTTTGAGGTTTTACACCGAGACGTTTTGCAAACTCACCAACTTTCTGAATCATAATTATTTTATGCCAATTTCAACACAAAGATAACACAAAACATTCAAAGTGTAACACAAGTAACACAAAAGCAAATTTTGGATTATTTATATAGTAATCGGGGTTGCAACGCATTGCCCTTATACACAATAACTTGCCACAGTACCTTTGTTAATATATAACACTTTATTTAACAGTAAACAGTGTGTTATTTGTGCGTTACTCACATGCTGAGCGTGGTGGAGTTGTAGTCTTGTCTACCGTTGGTCTTTGTGTGTTATACATCTCCATGCCTGATAAGTTGTCAGTATCTTTGATTAGTTCTTTAGTTACATATGTGTGGTACATACGTCTTGTATGATATGGGTCTATGGTATTGTTAAGGTCAATAGTAATAACTGCGCTCTTAAATAACTCCTGTGCCATCATGTAACAGACTTCTTCTTCTATATCCAATTCAGACATTCTAGTATCAACCTCAATCGATACATATAATTTCTTCATAATATACTTATCACTTACACATGGTATTCCATGACTTGGTATAATGGGAGACTCTGATTTAAATAGCCAATTTTTCAATATTCTCTTAATTACGTTCATATCAATAATCTTAAATAAATCTACTACAAATATTAGACAATAAATCAATCTCTTTCTTTAGCTTTTTGAGCGTGTGTTTGCGTCCATTGTCAATGCCTTTTGAATTAAATAATCTCATGTACCTTACTTTCTTTTTTGATAGCTCAGATACGAGTATATGACTTATAGCGGATAGCTCTTCAATAGAAATAACAAGCACTTCTGTTAGCTCTCTGTTGTTATTGAAATCATGTGACCAGTTCATTTCAATATGTTTTTTATTTTAGTAATAGCTTCTTCGCATTCATTCTCGGTTTTAAAAATACGGTTTTCATTTAATGCAATTATATGCGATGTATAGTATTTAGAGAATAAAACATTTATTGGTCTTAATTCCCCTTTATGAAGTCCTAATATAAAAACATCATCTCCATCTTTTGGCTTCCATTTCAACTCGCTAATCGTGTCATCCTCGAAGTTGTATTCAAAACCAAGGTCTGATAGTTCTTTTTGGAATTGTTCTTTAGATATTATTTCAAATGCATACTCTTCGCCAACATATCCAATATTAAAATTTCCAATTACTATTTTACTATTTACAACAGCATATCCATTCTTTTCGTATGGGTCGCCATCATCATCAAATCCTCCACATACAAAGTATAAATAATCATTCGGAGTTTCTTTATTATAGCATCTCACGCAATCCCCAACTTTAGGAACTATTTTTAAATCCTCAATGCAACACTTTTTTGCATTCCATTGTTTGCCAAATTCGTTAAGCTTTAAATTCAGTTTTTCTTTTTGATGTGAACTAGCGTGAATAATTTCGTGTTCCTCGCATATGCATCCGTGAAAAGAAAGTTCATCATCTCTATCAAGATATTTGACTATAAAATTATGAAATTCATCCCCCGTGTAGTCAAATATTCCTATACATGAATTTGTGTTTTTAGTTGTTGTAGCCCATTCGCAATAAATTATATCCCCTCTCTTAAACTCAGGCTCAAAAGTAGTTATAATTCTATTATTCTCAACGTCTAATTCCTGCGTTATGAATTTGCAATTTGGCGGGATCTGAAAAGTTTATTTATTCATGGTATTTATTTTAAGTATTTAAAAAATTCGGTTGAATCATTACTAAACCTTGTTTTATCAAATTTAAGGCTATCTTGATATGCTTTTACGCCATCCAAATATCCAGCCTTATAAATCGATTTGTCAAGCTCAATATGTACTTTTTGCAGTTATTTGTGTGTTTCGTGGTTTATTTCCATCGCAATACAAAGAGCGAAAATAATACTAATTAAAAATGCTGTTGTATATTTCATAATGTTTATTTTAATGTTTATATTTTTGAATAATTTCTTTCAAATCTGATTCAGAATACTTAACATCTAAGTTTTTCAATCGCTCCAATCCTTCAACAGCCTCTAAGCCGTATAACTCAATCATTTTTTCTCTGTAGATAGAATCTGTGCGCGCTTCATCATTATTACACTGTTCACATTGACAATGGCAATTCATCAAACTGAATCTTGTTGCCATATGCCTACGCTTTATGTAGTGCCCGTTTTGAATCTCTGTAGATGGCATGTAAGCCCCACAAGTAATACAACTGCAAAAACCTTGATCATTTGAACATAAGTCTCGTATGTATCGAGAAAATATAATATCAGCCTTTTTTATTAGATCGGTTCTGTTGCTCATTTTATTTTAAATAAAGTGTCGTTTAAACCTTCTCTTTTATTAACTTTCCCTTCTTCAACCAACTTAAGAAAAACATCAAAGCACTTGCCAAATAGCATACATATTTTTATGTAGCCGTGATAATTATGTTTATCTGATTTTAGATACGCGAGTATAATTTCTTCCATTACATATTTATTTCAAGTTCTTCTCCAGTTAAACACCAATACAGATTTTGAAGTTGGTGTAAGTAATTTATTTTTATTAATTTTTGTGATAAATATGTAGCTTCCATGTTTTTCACATTAAACCAAATTCCAAACTTGCATAAAGAATTTTTTAAATCAGAATCACGCTTAAAACCACACTTCAAAAGTAATTCTTCTGTTAGTGGAATAGGTTTAATCGAGTCAATAGAGCACGTATAATTATTATTTATATAATGCTCTTTAGCTCCAATCCAATAAGATTGAACGCTTTGTTTGAATATCATTGTAATCTTATGATATGTGCATTCGTAGTCAACAATATTACCTTGTCTTAACTTTGATGTTTTCA